CCCTGCCAAGATTATGAACCACGGGATTTCCGTGGTTCATAATAAGAATAGGTGGCTCCCCGAACAAGCTCTACTACGAACCATTTCCCTGAAGATCAAGCTGCCAGATCGGTTATCTGCATCCCGCGCAGCTTGATAATTTAATTGTTTTTTTATAATTTATATTGAGTGTCTTTGGTTACTGCGAAGCGCGTGCGCAATCGTTCGTTTCCGTTTGTTTCCAACGCTTATAATTTGGCTCGTCTTTGGCCTGCAGGTACGAGGCAGAGACGAATCCGGCTTGAACACAAATATCCATGGCTTTTCCGCTTCTTTTCGCCATTTCATATTGCTGTACAGCGTCGGTGGCAACTTGGTTGTTGATGTTTTGCAAATCAATTGCCGCCTTTTTCTCCATTCCACCGCCGAAAAAAAACCAACCCATGCCGACGAGAATAACGACGGTAATAATTGTTCCAAGATCGACGCCACTTTTCGCTGACATAATGACTGCCCCTTGATGTTGGTGAAAGATGTTCTTAAATTTGCTTGTGAAATATATCAGAAAAGCGAAGGCCGCCGCAGCACTAGGCTGCGCGAATCGTGGCGATTTTCGAGTGGTTGCCCAAAAAAAACATGCTATGATTATTTTTTAACATTATTACAAAAAGTCAATAATATGAAATGTACCGTCTGCGGTGGTGAAGAGTTCAAGCGTCAAACAATTCTGTGGGATGGTTTGATTAATGAATGGCAGTTGTCCCCGCATGAGACTGAGTATGTAAATCGGCAGCAGGGTGAATCGTGCGTCAGTTGCGGCTCGAATTTGCGATCGATAGCGCTGGCCAATGCCATTAACCATCACGTCGGGACAATCAAAACATTGAGCGATTTTGCCGATTCTAGCAATGCAGCTCTTTATTCGGTGCTTGAAATTAACGAAGCTGGAAACCTTACACCAACCCTGCGGAAATTTCCCAACTATAAATTTGGCGAATATCCACAGGTTGACATGCACGCTATTCCCTATCCTGATCAGAGTTTTGATCTGGTTATTCACTCCGATACACTTGAGCATGTACCAAATCCCATTCATGCCTTGCAAGAGTGCCGCCGCGTTTTAAAGCCAGGTGGAGCGCTTTGCTTTACGGTTCCGGTCATCGTGGATCGCATGTCGAGAAGCCGCGACGGATTGGCGAAGAGTTATCACGGAGCGTCTGACACTGGAACTGATGACTTTATGGTTCAGACTGAGTTCGGCGCTGATGCGTGGACGTACATTATGCGCGCCGGGTTCAAAACAATCTCTCTACACGCTGTTGAGTACCCCGTTTCCGTCGCCTACCGCGCTGTCGTTTAAGGTAGCGAAAGCGAATCGTAAAGGGGATATAGCCATCCCCTGCGATGGTGCAAGCTGATGTTCCAACGGACATGGATTCGCAAGCTTGACCAGGTTGCAGCGCAAGCTTCTTTCTTGCGCTGCCGCACAATCCCCCCCCTTATTTTGAATTGACGATGACGGCAACATTAGCAAATCTGAACTTTTGCGCCCTCATCCTGTGTCCCTCAAAAAAGATCATCGTTCCCAGCTGAAAGAGGTCACGTTCCGGTGCGTTCGGCATGGTGGATTCAAGGCCGAGCCGGCGCGTGTGGACGCTGATCCGGATGATGCTGTTCATCCATGGCGGTATTTCTCCCTGTGCCCTGTATGCGATGAGGAGTGTGGCCAGGCGCATTGGGAGCGGTCGCTGCTGAAGGCATGGCAAAAGGCCACCGGGCCGATTTCTGAGGAAGGTAAAGCGGCCAGCGCGGAAAATCTGGTCGGCCACCCAACCAAGGAAGAAAGTCTGCGCACGCGCTTCAATGCGATGAAGCACGGCGCGTCGGCCAAGGTGGCGACGTATTTCCCGGCCAAGCCGGACGGGTATGCGCTGTGCGCGACCTGTGATGTCGACCGTTATTTCTGTTCGCAGCAACCGTGCTGCGTCAAGCAGACACAAAATTTTATGCTGCACCACGCCGCTTTCGAACAGCGCAAGCCGGGCATGCTGACGGGCATGTATGCCGATATGCAGGCTGCGGTTTTCTCCATCCTGCAGCAAATCATCATGACGATCATTGCTGACGGGGTGAAGTTGACGCGGCCGGAATTTCATTTCGACGAGAATGGGAAGTTGAGCCTTGCGACGTATGTCGACGAGCATGGCGAGAAGCACACCATCATGGAGGTGTCAGCCCATCCGCTGTTGAAATCGATGTCGGAACTGCTGACCAAAAATAATATGTCGCTGGCCGATATGGGAATGACGAACAAAGTAATCGAGGCTGACGACATGTTGCCCGGCCAGCTCGGCAGCAAAACGATTCCGGTCCTGAGCGACGACGAATACAAGCGGCGCCAGCTGACTGCGCTGGAAAATCTGACGGCAAAGGTGATGCGCTCTAACCAGTTGACCGCGGCGGATCCGATCCTGGTCGAATTCGGGCGCGAGAACGGTCATGTCGGCCAGGTGATCGATGTCGAGGTACGGGAGCAATGAGCGGCGAGCGCGTCAGCGCCAGCCAGCGCATCAGCGTGGCGCATCGGGCGGAGCAGGAGATCCTGCGCTACAAGGATGACCATGCCCTATGGCACAAACACATCCATGGTGTAGATCTGGATCCGATGCAGGTGCTCAAGTGCATCGAAATGGACATGTACCCGAACACGATAGATGTGTCATGCCGGCGGACTGGCAAGACGGCGGTGAAGGAGATGCATGCGCTCAAGCACAATGCCTGCAATCCACACCAGGAGGTCGGCATCGTGGCGCCGCGGCAGCAACAGGCGCAGACCAACCTGACCTATCACGTCGACGCCATCCGGCGCTCGCCGATCCTGTCTGGCTATCTTGCCCACAAGTCAGGGCGTCAGCAGCTGTCGGATACCAAATATCAGCTGTACAACGGCAGCAAGGGTATCGCCTACGGGATCATGAGCCAGATCGACGGTGACGGCTTGTCCTACGCGTCGCTTGAAGAGATGGACGATATGCCGGCGGAGCGGCTTTACTCCAATTTTTTCCCGATGCTAGGTTCGGCGCGCCGGCTTGGAGTGGCAGCTGATGTTTCCTTCAAGCCCCAGATCCGCATTACCGGGGTATTCAAGGGCGCCGATACGCTGCAGGGTTTCATCGATTCGAAGGCATATCACCTGCTGCCGATCGTCAATATGTACCTGGGCATTGAGCTGGGCATCCTGAACGAGAGCTATTGCACCCAGAAGCGCGGCGAGATGCCGGAAGGCGAATTCATTCGCCAGTATCTATGCCGCAATGTCGCGGCCCAAAATCACATTTGGGACAAATATATCCGGCTTGCGTTGTCGATCGGGATCCAGGCCAGGCTGGAACCGGCTGGCCCCATGCCTGGCGAGCGCTACAAAAAGCGCGGTTTGGTGTCGTTTGGCTACGATCACTCCGGCCACGGTGAAAGCATGACGGCGTCCAAATCGGCGCTGGTGGTCAGCGAGCAGCTGGGCAACTTTACCGCATTCATCTACGCCAAGACCTGGCCGGCCGGCACCGACGACAATGTGGTGCGCCGGGATCTGGTGGGACTGTGGCGCTATTTCAACCCGGATTACGCGATGGGCGACGCCTTCGGCGTCGGCATGCTGACCTCTGTAAATGATGACCTATACCGCGAAGGGTTGACGCATATCGACCGTCGAACCATTGGCGACGGCGACAGCAATGCGTCGACCTGGCAACAGTGGGCATTTGCGCCTATTCGCTTCGAGGGTATGACCAAGCACAGCATGGCGGCGGCGCTGCGTGCCGCCTTCCATAATCGGCAGGCTGCGATTCCCCCGTTCGACGAAGATCTGGAGGCGCTTGAAGGTGACGTTGATCCTAATCCGCATTGGAACAATGAACATCGCGTCAGCGCCAGTGACACGGCCGATTGGCGCTTATTCACCAGGCAACTGGGGAATATGAAGGCGGTACCGAACAAGTCCGGCGCTTATTCGAGCTACAAGCAGGTCGATCCTAAAATCGGCGACGACTTGTTCGACGCTGCGTGCGCTGGCGTCTGGGCGCTGACCACGCGCGGCGCCGACCATGTCCCGACCATCATTAGCGGCCGCACGCAAAGCCGGGCGCAACTTTTGGGAGCTGGCTATGGCCGATGAACGACCGTACCAGGCTAACGCGGCAGTATCCGTCAGGCCCAAACCGGCAGCGCCGGCACCGGCGCAAAGACAGCTTCCGCCGTTGAGCGAGGCAGAGCATGTCCGCATCAAGAAAACCATCGCCGTCGTCAAGGTCAAGGTGCCGGAGTTGGTGTCGCTGATCAAGGATCTGCATGCCCTGGGCATGATTGACGGCTGGCGCTCCGTCACTATAACGAAAGGCAACGATGAACCTCATCAGTAGACTGTGGCAAGGCATGAGGAAGCCGTCGGTAGCGACGGCACCCATTGCGCAAAAAATTGAAGCCGATCCGCTCAGTTTGCCGAATGCACCGATACCGAACACCACCGAAACAGGCACTCGCCTCGGTCCGGAAAACCGTTATCGGTCCCTGTATCGGCAGTTTTATGTCGATCCGGACGTACGCAACGCGATCCTAGGCATTCGGGAGATGGACAAGCTTGACGGCCGGGTCAAGATGATCCATAGCCGCGTGGCGCGCGACGTTATCAAGGGCGGCCTGGTTATGCAGTTGGCCAAGCCGAACCCTGCAGTTTCCGCGGCGTGGGAAAATTTCCGCAAGCGCTGTCAGCTGGATCGGCCTGAAAAATTGAAGTCACACGCGCGCGGACTTGTCATGGAGGGAAATCTGCCGTTGCAGATCGTCGTTGATGACCGCAACAACGTCCGCAACCTGGTGCGCATGCCGACCGAGACCATCGTGCCGAACGTTGACGATAGTGGCCAGTTCGCGGATGTGAGCAACGCCTATACCCAGTTCGATCTGGTGACAGGTGAACCTGCTTCCCACTTCGCGCTCTGGCAGTTGCACTTGGTGCGCTTCGATCCTGACAATTTCGATGACATGGGTGCACTGGGGCGGCCGTTTCTCGATGCCAACCGGACGACCTGGCAGAAATTGCGAATGACCGAAGAGGATCTGGTGATCCGGCGCCGGGTGCGCGCGCCGCTGCGATTGTCGCATGTGCTGGAAGGGGCTTCCGAGTCCGAATTGGATAGATATGAAGCCAAGGTCATCAATACGCAGAGTGAAATCACTACCGATTATTTCCTTAACAAGAAAGGATCGGTGAACCCGATCCAGGGTGATAGCAATCTGGATCAAGTGGCCGATATCGCGCTGCTGCTGGACTGTTTCTTTTCCGGCTCGCCAATGCCCAAGGGCTTGGCCGGCTACACCGATGGCCTGAACCGGGACATACTGGAGGACCTGAAGCGCGATTATTTCGACGAAATCGACGTTCTGCAGGACACGCTGGCATTTGGCTACCAGCAGGCATTCCATATCGATCTGCTGCTGAAGGGTATCAACCCGCTTGATGCCGATTTCAGCATCTGCTATGCCGAACGCCGAACGGAGACACCGAATCAGGCCGCCGACCGGGCGCTGAAGCTGCAGGCGCTTGGCTTGCCGCCAGACCTGATATGGCAAGAATTAGGCTATGACCCGGCCTATATCAACGAGATGCAGGCGCATCAGGCCAATAAGTCGAATCCGTACCCGGACGATGATGTAGCGCCAGACCCGAAGGTATCGCAGATCAAGATTACACCCGGGAACGGCCGCAAAGGCGAATCCGGCACATCAATCAGGAACCGTTGATGGCGCTGACCCAAGAACAGAAGGCGGTGCTTGCCGCCTCGGCCAAGGGGCGAAAGGCTATGCAGGATCTGGACGCTGCGATCCTGGCGGATGTCAGGAAACAGTACGACGAAGCCGTGCGGGATATCCAGCAAATGATTGCGGTGGTGGCGGGTGCCGCTGGTGTTGTTTCCATTGCTGCGTTGCCCTCTCTGCTGCTGCAGATCCAGGCACGGCTCGGGAATCTGGCATCAGCGCGCAATGCTGCGTTGGCTCAGGGGATAGATCGTGCGGCCACCATCGGCACCACGCCGTTCAGCAGCACTGTGAACACGGGGCAGCTCGACTACATTCGGAATGACGCAGTGCAGTTTGTGAAGGATTTTGTCGGGACCGACAAGCTGGCGCTGTCGGATCGACTCTGGCGTATCGATCGACATGCAAATGAGATCGTGAACCAGGCGGTGCAAAATTCGGTGGTGCGCGGCGAAGGTGCCGCTCAAGCCGCCCGCGATTTTCTGGCCAGGGGAATGCGGCCGCCTGCCGAGATCGATCTCGCGAAAGATGCGGCCACAGCGCGAAATATCGGCAATTCCGTTGAGGAGGGTCTGATGACCGGCCGCGGCGCGCCGCTGGATAATGCCATGCGGGTGATGCGGACGGAAATCAACCGTGCCCACACCAAGGCCTATCAACAAGGGGCTGCGGCCGATGATGGTTCTGTCGGAACCCAGTTCATGCTATCGCCACGCCATCCCCGGGTTGATATTTGCGACATGCACGCCCGTGCAAACCTGTTTGGCCTTGGCGCCGGCGTTTACCCGCATGGAAAAAGCCCGTTGCCGGCCCATCCCAACACATTGAGTTTCGAGGTTATCGTGTACCGCGACGAGGTGACAGAGGAAGACAGGGCAGGCAAGCAGAGCGTCACAGAGTTTTTAGACACGGTACCCAGCAAGGACCGCAAGGGCATACTAGGCGCGAACAAGAATGAGGCGTTCGAAGCTGGCCAGCTGCCAGCATCGCAAGTAAAAAGTCGGTGGCGCGATGTTCAGCGGCGTATTGGCCGCCAGTCCTAACTACACAATCCCCCCCCTTATTTTGGCTTGCCAACAGCCAGAAAATAGCACCTGACTTAAAAAGTTTATTGCGCGGCGTCGGTTGTCCCCTACGAGCCGTCTCCCTCGGAAATTCGGGCGATGCCGCACACTTTTATTCAGGGCGAAAAATGCACAAACAATCACGTCATATCCTGTTGGACGCCGCGCAATCCGGGACAGTGAGATTCCTGTCCGGGCTCCATGTGAATCTGGAGGAAGGCAAAGCGGCTACCTGGGTGACGATTACCCGAACCGGAAAGTTCACGGATCCGCGCTATGGCGAATTCGAGATCAGTCGGGCCATGCTGTTGACGATGGTCGACAATTTCAACAAGCGGGTGTTCGGACAAGACGTGTTCATTGATGTCGCACATCGCCCGAACGATGGAGCCGCGGCCAAGGTATTGAAGCTGTCGGTTGAGGGCGACCGCTTGCGAGCCTTGTGTGAGTGGACGCCGCTCGGACTGGACGCAATCCAGAACAAGGGCTATCGCTACCTTTCCATCGAGTACAACGAACACTACACGGATAACGAATCCCGCACCGATTTCGGTCCGGTCATGATGGGCGCGGGGTTGGTCGTGCGTCCCGCCATCAAGCGCCTTGATCCTATTCAGCTATCCGAAGCCATCCATGATCAGGGCATTCCGGTCCTGATCCACCCAGAACTCCAAACCAAACTACTGCAGGAGCTGCACATCATGCATAAGAACGCACTCGAAAAACTGAAAGCAAAGCTGGCTGCCAAGAAACTGGCCGCCACTGTTGTCGACTCTCTGATGCTCGCCGCAGAGAAGGCCGTGGCCCATGTGGTCGACGAAACCGCAGCAACGTTGTTACTGAATTCATTCGACGACGCTGGCACCAAGCTGGCGGAACAGATCGGCAGTCAAGAAATCAAACTGTCGGTCGAGGTTCCGACGATGACCCCCGGCATGAATGCTGACCAGGTTCGGCAGTTGATGGCCGACGAAACAAAAAAAGCGGCTGACACCGCAAAGGCATTGAGCGAAAAGCGCGACGGCAATGTCAAATTGCTGTCTGACACCATCGGCGCCGTGGCTGCGTTCGACGCCGAGACAAAGAAAGTGCTGACCGAAGCAGTGGCCGACCTGGTCACGCCGGAAATGACCGTTGAACAGGTGACGAAGCTTGCTCAGGTACAGATCAACCAGGGCAATGAACTGGCAGTTGCGCGCCAACTTTCCGCGGTGGGGTATTTGGCGCCGCGCGGCAACCTGCATATCTCCGTCCCGTTCGAAGATGTGAAGAAGCTCGAAGGCATGTACCGCGACCAGCTCAAGAAGACGTCCAGTTACGCTAATGGCGGATTGAAGCTGGCCGAAAAACTGCCAGAGCGTTACAGCGGCTTCGTCAACATGGTGCTGGCGGAGTTTGACCGTGTCCATGCGCCGGTGATCGCCAATGAAGTGAAAATGCTTTCTG